ACCGCCATGCGCAGTGGCGTCCTGCGCGGCGAGACGGTCGACCAGCTCGCGCGCCGAGTGCGGGGCACCAAGGCAAACGGGTTCAAGGACGGCGTGATGCAGGCCTCGCGCGCCCAGGCCACGGCGCTCGTCAGGACCAGTGTCCAGACCGTCAGCAATGCGGCCCGGGCCGAGGTGTTCAACGCCAACAAGGACGTCATCCGGGGCCAGCAGCATCTGTCCACGCTCGACCCGAGAACCTGCCCGATCTGCCGACCGATCGACAACGCGGCCTGGGACCTCACGGGCGCGCCTCTTCCTGATTCGCCGTACAAGGGCCCCAATCCAGGCCGCCCGCCCCTCCACTGGCAGTGCCGCTGCGTCAGGATGCCGGTGTTGAGGCCGATCGAGGAGCTCGTGAACATCGTCGGCCCACGCAAGGCCGGCGCCCTCGATGCGTTACCGCCCTCGACGCGAGCCTCGATGAATGGCCAAGTGGCTGCGGATCTGACGTACGAGGAGTGGCTGAACGGCAAGAGCGAGGCGGCGCAGAAGGAGATCCTCGGCCCGGGGAAATGGCAGCTCTGGAAGGCGGAGAAGCTCACGCTCTCCGACATGGTCGATCAATCGGGACGTCCACTCACCGTTGCCGAATTGCAGGCCAGGTACGGAGGCAATGGCGCTCAACCTCCGGCGCCGCCGCGAGAGCCGCGCTTCGTGATGACCGGGGTCCCGGTGTCCGCGCCGCAGATCACGCCATTGTCTACCCCATCGGCGTCACTTCCGACGGCGGCCAAAGCCCCCCTCGAAGAAATCGAGTCGGCCCGAAAGCACATCCGGCCGAAGGAGCTCAACGAGCTGCCAGCCCTTCCGCAGACGATCGATCCATTCACGACCCCCCGGTGGGGCCTAAAACCGGGCGAGAACTGGAAAGACAGAACCTACGGCGGCGTGATCTTCGACGCCAAGGGGCGGGTGCTGCTTCGCTCCCCTCGGGGCCAGTTCGGCGGGTACGAGTGGACGTGGGCGAAGGGCCACCCCGAGGCAAACGATCTGCAGCCGGCCACGGTGGCCATGCGGGAGGTCCTCGAGGAAACCGGGCACATGACCGACATCGTCGGCATGGTGCACGGCACCTTCAAGGGGACCACGACTACGTCCAACTTCTTCCTCATGCGTTCCAAAGGGGAATCCCCCGGGGCCATGGACACAGAGACGTTCGTCACCCAGTGGGCAACGCTCGATGAGGCTCGGCAACTCATCCTGAAGAGCAAAAACGTCCAGGGCCGCAATCGCGACCTCGCAATTCTCGACGCCGCTGAAGAATCGCTCGAGAAGGTCACCAAGGACTATCGCAAGCAGAAGCGGGCAGCCACGCCGGTGCCTGCCCTCGACGAGGGGCAATTCCCAGCCAGCGTCGACGAGCTCAAGTGGGTGGCCAACCTCGGGGGCTCGACCGGCGCCGTCAAGATGGTAGATCGCCAGGGGCGCTTCTGGGTGATGAAGAGCGGCGCCTCGCCCGATCATCTGCTCTCGGAGTTTGCCGCTGAGCAGATGTACCGGGCCGCCGGCGCTGAGATCCCGGCCTCGAAGGTCTACGAAACGCCCTCGGGGCCCGTGAAGCTCGGTACGTTCATTGAGGGCACTCTCCTCAAGGACCTGACCGGGGATGCGCTCACGCGAGCCCGTGCGACGATCAGCCAGCGCTTTGTGGCCGATGCCCTCCTGGCCGATCGGGACGTGATTGGCATGGAGGCCGACAACATCATCGTGACCCGGGACGGCAAAGCGTACCGGATCGACGTGGGCGGGTCGCTCAAGTATCGCGCCCAGGGTGCCCTGAAGCGCGATTTCGGCCCCGCGGTTGTCGAACTGGACTCAATGCGCGATGCCGGGTTAAATCCACAGACGGCCGCGGTGTTCGGCAGGCTCAGCACGGCCGAGATCGAGACCCAGATCCGGGACATCATCAAGCGCCGCGATGAGATCCTGTCCGTGACGCCAGACGATCTGAAGCCGATCATCCGCCAGCGCATCGAAGCCCTGGCCTCGAAGGTCACGACGGGCGGCTTCTCCGACGAGTTCGCCGAGAAGGTCGCCGGCTCGCGGATCCTCGGGCGCACGCACATCGGCGACCGCGACCTGGTCGAGGACATGTCGGTCCTGTTCTGGGAGGAGAAGGATCAGCAGGGGCAGGCGATCACCCGTGCCAAGCTGAAGCTCACCGAATCCGGCAGCGATGCCATCGTCCAGACGCTACGCAACGACATGGCGGCGGTGGCGCCCCAATCGTCGAGCGGTCGCCGTGTGCATCCGCAAGATACCTTCTGGCCAGTTCTACAGGACGGGCTGAAGACGATCAACTATCACCTCGGGGACAAGCAGTTCAACACAACGAAGGTGGACGCGATGAAGGCCGCCGCGGCAAAGCTCGCGGATCTCGCCCATGACGCGGCGACCCGCGAGATGGCGACTTACTACCTGAACGTGGTCGACAAAGCCCTCGAGGCGATGCAGACCGGAGTCAAGACGTCGCTCTTTCAACAGTACGAACCGCCGAAGGCAGGGGAACCGCCGAGGCAGGGGAGGCGGTCGAAGTTCGCCGTGGAAGCCCCGGGGCTGCAGTGGACGTCCAAGATACGGACACTCGGGCGTGCCACGATCAGTGGTTCGGCCGTGCACTCGATCGCGCAAGGGTATCGGATCATGGACGAGGGGTTGATCATCGACTTTGTCCCGTGGAAGAATCCAGACGGCAGTAGGAGCACGGCGCCGTACGCTTTTCAGGGCTACGTGGAGATCTCGATGAAGGGGGCGGTCTCACCGGCGACGCTCAACCGCGTGGGCGAGACGCTGCGTGAGTTGGGAGTCGATATTGCGCCGGCAGCCGCGGCCTACCAGGAGCTCACCTACCTCCGCAAAGGCCTCGAGATCCGCAGCTATGGCCTGATGACACCGGCCCAGAATACAAAGTGGCGCCAGATCGCCGATGGGACGGATGGCGATGAACTGAAGGTAAAGAAGCTGAGGCAATTCATCGAGACGGACCTGAAGCTGAAGGTTCCCGAATCGTCAGTCGCAACCTATCAAGTAGGTGGCTATGCTAACGCCTGGGGCGATGGCTGGCAGCGTTGGGATCGTTGGGACCTGACAGCCGAGGAGATCGAGAAGGGGATGAAGGGGTGGGGGTTGATCCACTCGAGCACTACCAATCTGGGCACCCTGATCGAATCATTCTTGGATGGTGGCGGCCAGGTCACATCAACCACGGAACGGCTGCGAACCGGGATCGGGATCGAAGCTGGAATGAGTTCGCACCACGACATGGGGACGGGTGGCGCAAACTACTTCTTCACCCGAATCGCGGGAAGAAGCAGAACCGACGGGCATCATGGGCTGGTCTTCAAGATCGGGAGACTGGCACGCGCCGACGCGTTCAGTTTCTCCAGTGATGTATTCGGTGATGTACGCCCTCCCGGGCAGAACTCGCACGGGATCGATCCGCGCCGCGACCGGGCTCGGACCATCGAGCAGTTCAAGGAATACGGACATGGGGGGGGCAACGAAACTATATTCAAGTGGGGGCTCTCCCTGCTGGAAGACATCGATAGGATAAATTGCTCCACCGATACGGAACGTACGCGCATCCTCAACGTCTTCAAGAAGCACAAGATCAAGACTCTCCCGGACGGTCGTAAGATCGAGGACGTGGTGAAGGTGATATGATGGTCGTTGACGCGGAACTAAACATGAGACTCCGTGAACTAATCGAGGAAGGGGCCACGCTTTCCACGCGCGAGGATGGCACGTTCGGCCTCGCCGCCGCAGCTTGGTGCGATAGCGGCCTCTGGTGGGGTGCAATTTGGCCGCAAAACGGGTTCGACTGTCACATCCGCAACTGCGCCAGCGCCAAGTCCAAGCCGGGCGGCATCGAGCTCTACGACGGCGACGGGCGCCTGGTCGGTAGCGTCTGGCCGATGGAGCCGGACGAGAGAGAGAATTTCCGCTGGGCTGCCTGGCAAAAGGAGGTCAAAGCGAAGGGCGACTTCTGGCCGGACTGGTTCGAGCGGATGAGGCAGGAATTGACGTGGGAGGGGGAGGACTGATGTGGCTGGCAACGCGGCACGGCTTCTACTCGATCGTCGAGAAGGAGGGCGGTCTGCAGATCCGCGCCCGCCTGCGGTCGGATCTGGCTAACCTGCTCAGGCTTGCCAGGCTGCGAAAGAAGATCATCGAGACTCCCTTGGCCGACTATCGCTTCCGCGCCATCGTGACGCGGGCCGAGCTCGCGGCGATCTTCTCCGTGCTCTCCGCCAACATCGACTACCGGAATTTCAAAGATGAAATTGCTCGTCGGCCGGATCAATCGGCCCGGCTGGGACTGTATCATCAGGTCTGGGCCACGCTGGCCAGACTGCAAGAATCGTAATTCACACCAAGGAGGACGAGGATGGGAAAGCTGAAGCTGACGGTGGATTCACTCGACGGCGTCGACAAGGCGCTCCATGGGCTCTACGAGGAGCGGGACGGCAAGTTCCACCTGGCCGTTGAGGACCTGCCGGACGTGGCCGGCATCAACGCGGCCCTCGACAAGGAACGCCGACGTTCGAAGGAGCTAACCGACTCGCTCAAGCCGTGGCAGGGGCTTGGCATCGAGCTCGACGAGGTAAAAAAGCTCGCCGAGACCAGAGAAGCGATCGAGCGCGAGAAGGCCAACCTCGGCAAGACCAAGGATCAGCAGTACGCCGAACTGCAAAAGAGCTTCGAGCAGAAGCTAACCCCGCTGCAGAAGCAGATCGAGACGCTCGAGAAGGAGCGCGCCCAGGCCCGCCAGGACCTCGAGATGCACCGCGTGAAGGGCGCGCTGCGCTCGGCTGCCATCACGGCGAAGGTCAAACCGGAGTTCTTCGACGACGTCGAGATGCGCGCGAACCAGTTTCGCTTCATCGAGGGCCAGGTCATCGCGGTCGGTAGCGACGGCGAACCGCTCCGCAGCCAGAAGGACGCGCGCAACAATCTGCTCCCCGACGAGTGGATGGAGGGCATGGCGAAGGCGAAGCCAGGCTGGTTCGAGGGATCGAGCGGCGGAGGTGCCGGCGGTGGCCAGATGGGGGCGAGGGCAGGCACCGTGAGCCGCGACGACCCGATGGCGATCGGGGCCAACCTGGACAAGATCGCTAAGGGGCAGGTGGTGGTGCAGTGACCGAGCTGGACGACGCCAAACGCATCTCCTGGCGTCATCTCGTGACGATCCTCGGGAGCCGCGATCTGGCCGAGCGGCTCGTTCGGCGGTTTGGCGGGCATCGAATACCGAGGCTCCCCTGTCGCGAGGTCGAGGATCTACAGGCGGACATTCGTTCCGGCATCGACGCGGGCGAGAGCTACACAGAGGTGGCCGCCCGCGTCCGTCGTTCGCCGCGCTGGGTCAAGGAAGTGGCCAAGCGCCCAGGCTATAAGTGAACTGCTAGAGGCGTTATCACTTCACCATGGCCTTGACAGGTGGAGCAAGATGAGCGTTCAATGATCGCAATGGTGAGATCTCGGATGTCATCCGTGAGGGGCATCAAGAACCGCGTGAGGCGAGTCGAGATGTAGCTGTTGTCGTTCCGGCTAGCGTGATGCGATGCCGGATCGCCCGCTCCGGGAGAGACAGCCTGGGCGGTGCCAACGTAGGGCGTTGGGGTTCCCGGACCTAATCCGGGGCCAGGTCTCGGTTCTGGCCGTGAGGTCAGAGCAAGAACCGCGTGAGGCGAGTCGAGACATGGATGGTGAAACCCAAAACCTACGGAGGCGCCAACCATGCCGACTTTCCACACCAACACTCTCACAACGGTCATCCCGACCATTCTCGCCCAGGGGCTGCTCGCGCTGCGCAACGCGTGCGTGATGCCGCGCCTGGTCAACACCGACTACAGCGCGGACGCCAAGCAGAAAGGCGACACCATCGACGTCCCCATCCCCTCGGCGGTCACTGTCGCTGACGTCGATCCGGGGCCGTACGCGAACGACCCGACCGGATCCGTGCCCACCAAGGCGCAGATCCCTCTGTCCTACTGGCGCGAAGCTGCGTTCTTCCTCACCGACCAGGACATCGCCAAGGCGATCGCTGGCATCATCCCGATGCAGGCTTCGGAGGCGATCGCCGCCCTGGCTGACGACGTGAACGCCAAGATCTTCGCCCTCTACGCGAAAATCTACGGTTACGCCGGCACGGCGGGCACCACGCCCTTTGCATCGGATATCAGCGCCGCGACGGCCGTCCGCAAGGTGCTCTCGCAACAGAAGGCGCCCATCGGGCAGCGTTCGATGGTGCTCGATGTCGATGCCGAAGCCAACGCGCTCGGGCTCCGTGCCTTCCAGGATGCGTCCTTCCGCGGCGACCAAGCGGGCATCACCGAGGGCCAGGTGGGCCGCAAGCTCGGCTTCGACTTCTTCTCCGACCAGGCTGTTCCGACCCACACGGCCGGCACGGCCAGCGGGGCGACGACGAACTCGGCCGGCTACGCGCTGGGTGTGAAGACGATCACCCTGGCCTCGGCCGGTACGGGCACCATCCTGGTGGGCGATGTGATCACCTTCGCCGGCGACACGCAGACCTACACCGTCACGGCTGGGGATACGGATGTTTCCGGTGGCGGCACGGTCTCCTTCGAGCCCGGCCTGAAGGTCGCCATCGCCACCTCTCCGGCTGCAATTACGGTCAAGGCTTCCCACGTCGTGAACCTAGGCTTCCACCGCGACTGCTTCGCGCTGGCGGTGCGGACGCTCGATGGAGGGGCGATCACGGACTCCGACCGGCAGTCCATGATGACGGCCGTCGACCCGGTGTCCCGGCTGGCGCTTCGCCTCGAGGTCAGGCGCGAGCACAAGCGGGTGCGCTGGTCCTACGACATCCTGTACGGCGTCGGCTGCGTTCGCCCAGAGCTGGGCTGCCGCCTCGCCGGGTAAGCCTCCCGCCCTTGTGCGGGACTTGCCAGGTAGAAGGGAGGGTGGCCTGATGAGAGTGCCTCGAGTCGGTAACGCGGGCAGGATCGTCGTCTTGGCGGTCCTGCTCGCATCGGTCGCTCCTGGCTTTTCGGCTACGACGGGTGGTTGCTGCGTCTGTTCCGACGGTCGGTGCATCGAGGGCGTGGAGGAGATGCGCGCGTGTCAGGAGCGTTGTTCAAATAACGACACTGACGGTGTTGTGTACCGTGCCACGGGGACGTGTTGGAGAGGCATCTGCAACACCGTGCGCATGCGCATGAAGGCCGAGAAAGAGAGCGGCGGGCGAGGTGAGAAATGAGACTGGCATCACCGCTCGCTGTCTTTGCCTTTCTGGTTTCCATGGCTGGTTCTCCTGCCGGCGCCGACATGTGCTGCGTCTGTTCCGACGGTCGGTGCGTCGAAGGCGTCAAGAGCATGCCGGCCTGCCTGAAGCTCTGCAACGACAATGGGCTTGACGGCAAGGCGTACCGCAAACAGGGGAGTTGCTCCACCGGTGGGTGCCGCGACGTCAGCGCGCGGCTCCAGCCCAGGCCTGCGAAAAGCCGCTCCTGGCGGGGAGGTGGAAAATGAGATCCGCCTCGATCGCTGCCTTTCTGTTCGTTCTCGCCATTGCGCTGTTGCCGTCCACTGGACGTGCGGCTGGGTGCTGCTGCTGCGAAGGCGCGAACTGCGACCCGAATCCGCAGTGCACGGACGACGTAGCCAACATGTCGGCCTGCCAGGCCCTGTGCGAGCTCGAGGGTGAGGACTGTGAGGGCACGTCCTTCGTGGTGTCGGGCACCTGTCTGTCAGGGTGTGGTGGGGCCTGGGATACTCCGACCCCTACCCCGACAGCGACCCCCACTGAGACTCCAACGGAGACTCCAACGGAGACCCCCACGGAGCCCCCGACAGTGACGCCTACCGACACTGAGACGGATACTCCAACAGAGACTCCAACGGAGACTCCAACGGAGACCCCGACAATTACCGATACGCCGACCCAGACTCCAACGGAGACCCCGATCCCGGGGTGCTGTGTTTGCGCCTCCGAGCCTAACACGTGTGCGGATGATGTCGCTGACATGGCGGCGTGCATCACCGAGTGCGACCCGGACGAGGCTCTTTCGTTCGTGGCCGCAGGGACCTGCCTCTCGGGCTGCGGCGGAGCGTGGGATACCCCCACGAGCACCCCAACCGACACCGCGACTGACACTCCGACAGATACTCCAACCGATACACCTACGGAGACTCCGACTGCCACGCCGACTGACACCCCCACTGAGACCGCAACCGACACTCCGACTGCCACGCCGACTGACACCCCCACTGATACCCCGACCGACACTCCTACGGACACCCCCACCGACACACCGACGGAGACCGAGACTCCCACGGCCACCCCGACCAGCACTCGAACTCGAACGCCTACCAACACCGCTACGCCGACCGTGACCAAGACGCCCACGCCGCACACCAGGGCCGGCATGATCCAGTACCGTGCGGTGTGCGCGACGCCGACCTGCGTCTCTGAGCAGCCCTGGGACCGCAGCAGCGCGACCACCGGTGGCCAGGGGCAGGGTGGCGGTCGCAAGACGATCACCGTCAACATCGAGCTCGCCGATCCGAACGATGACATCTCGGTACTGCCCGAATGCCAGAGCGTACCGGGCGATTTCAGCCCCTGGACAGCTATCGGCACGGCGATGACCGAGAGTGGGCGCGTGTCGACGCTCGACTGGTGTGAACGGATCCGCCTGAACGTCCAATCCCAGACCTGCGCTGGCGCCTGCCCGGCCGTGTCCGGTTGGGTCCGCCAAGACATGACTCAGTGAGAGGAGAATCTCATGGCAGAAGTAACCTTCAGTCCGAATGACCTGGCGAACAAGGTGAAGGTGATCGCCGGCCAGCACACCACGGTGGCGGCGTCAGACAACGTGACGATCGAGCAACTGACCACGATCGTCTCGGCGGTCGTTTCGCTCGACTCCGACCCTGGAGATGATCCGCTGCTGACGTCAGCGACGTTCTCCACCAACGTCCTGACGATCAAGACCTGGAAGACCAACGGCAGCGACCCTACTCCCGGCGCGGCGTCGACCTTCACGAAGAAGGTCAACTACATCGTCGTGGGCTACTGAGCGACTCTTGGGGGGGGCAGATGGCGGCGATCCCGACAGTCAAAGTCAAGCACCCCACGCTTGGCGCGGTCGTGATCAACGAAAGCGACTTCAACCCCGAGGTCCACGAACGGTACGTCGAGGGTGACGCTCTATCGGCACCGCCAACGGCCAAAAGCAGTGTCGTGATCTCGGTGCCAGCGTTGGACGAGGGCGCGGTCAGAACCGTTCTCGCCAACAATGCCGATGTCCTTGATGAGGCGGTCGCCAACATGACGGGGCGGAAGCCGCGCCGCAGGAAATAGCCCATGTCCGTCACTGTCACAGCCACCGCAGGGGCATCCAACGCCAACAGCTACCTCACGGTGGCCGAGGCGGACGTGTACTTCAACACGCGGCTGTACTGTTCGAGCTGGACGGCAGCCAGCGCCGAGGACAAGGCCCGCGCGCTGATCATGGCCTGCCGACACATCGAAGAGCGTGCCGAGTGGGACGAGAGCATGGCGGGGGAGCGGTCCACGACCACACAGGCGCTCGCCTGGCCGCGCAGCGGGGCGCTGACGCGGGAGGGGGACGAGTACCTCGACGACGCTACCGTCCCATCAATGATCAAGAACGCCCAGGCCGAGCAGGCCCTGGCTGAGTTGGCCAAGAACCGCACCGGCGATCCCAGCGCCCGCGGACTCAAGCGCGTGGCGGCCGGGTCGGTCGAGGTCGAGTTCGACGGCTACGCGTCCGCCGAGCCGCACGTCTTGGCCGACGAGGTCTGGGACGCCTTGGCTCCGTGGATCACCAACGTTGGCAGCGGGGGGCCGAACACGCTGCAGACGGTAGACCTGCTGAGGGTATGACATGAGCCTGAAAGACACGATCCAGGACGCAGTCGAGAGCGCCTTCGAGGCCCTCGACGACGTGCCGGAGAGCTGCACCTACACGCAGACCACGTCCAGCACCTACGCGCCGGCGACGGGCGTGGACACGCCGGCCACCAACACGCAGACGGGCGTGCCGGTCGTCTTCGATGTCTACTCGACGCGCGACATCGACGGCGAGCGCATCCGCGCCAGCGACCAGAAGGCGCTGATCGCCGCCAACGACATCGTCGTCACCCCGAAGGTCGAGGACACCATCACCCGGGCCGACGGCACGATCTGGACGGTCGAGGAGGTCGCCACCGACCCGGCCACGGCCATGTGGGAGCTCAGGGTACGCAAGCCATGACGCAGCGTGATCCCAAGGAGGCCATCGAGGCCTTTCGCAAGAAGGTCGAAGGCAATGTGGGGCTTGTTATGAAGCACCTCGCCTTCAATTTGCAGAACCGGATCGTGCAGAAGAATCCGGTCGACACCGGGCGGTCTCGGGCCGGGTGGAACATGGCGGTGAATCACGCGAAAGGATCGGATCCGGGGCCAGCTCCGAAGGGGACGAAACTCGCCGCGCCGCCCACGCCGGTTCTCGGCCAGATCAACCCCGGAGACAAGATCTACATCGCGAACAATGTCCCGTACATCGGCGCCCTCGAGAAGGGCCACTCCAGCCAGGCCCCGCAGGGCATGGTGCAGCAGTCCATCAACGAGGTCGTCACGTTCTACGACGGGATCGTGAAGCAGGTGAGGTAGCGGTGTGGGCTTCGAGGCGGCAAGAGCGGCGATCGAGGGACGGCTCAACACGAACTGGAGTACGACGTCGATCCAGTGGGACAATGTCAAGTTCACCCCGCCGGACGGCCCCTACGTGCGCTGCCACATCATCTTCGGGGCTCGCGAGAAGCCAAACCTTGGCAAGGACATCGCCATCGTCCGCAACACCGGGACGATCGTGCTTTCGATCTTCGTCAAGCAGAACACCGGGACTGCGACGATGCGCACCTACGCGGACACGCTCAAGGCGATCTTCGATACGCAGCAGTTCAGCGGCATCACGTGCCGTGAGGGCAATGTGGACGACCTGCCGGAGACGGCAGGCTGGTTGGGAACGAATCTATGGTTCCCGTTCTACTTCGACGACGTCGGGTAGGTCGGGGAGGAGGACAGCACAATGAGTCAGTCTGACAGTTCACGATCTCAGTTGCGGTACTTGCTGGAGGCCACGTGGAACGAGACGCCAGCCTCCGCCATGACCTGCCTGCGCAACACGGGCAACACGCTCAAGCCGGGCAAGGAGGTGGTCGAAAGCGCCGAGATCCGCAGTGATCGCATGGTGCCGGGGATCTACGAGGTCTTCCAGGGCGGCGGCGGAGGAGTCAACTTCGAGTTGTCCCACCTCTCCCTGCACGACTTCTTCAGCCTGGCGCTGTTCTGCAACTGGCTGACGAGCACGGTGACCTGCGCCGGCACCGAACTGACGTTCGCGACGCCGGCGAACACGATCACGCACTCTGGGTCGCCAGCCTTCACCACGAAGTATGTCGTCGGACAGCACATCCGGGTGACGGGTACGACTGCGGGGACGAACGACGGTGACTACACGATCACGAATGTGGCGGCAGCCGTGCTCACGGTTGCAGAAAGTGTCACGGGGCAGGTGGGTACTCCCGGCATCATCCGGGGCTCGATCATCCGCAACGGCAGCGTGACGGCGGGGAGCCTGCTGCCTCTGGTGGACGCCAAGTCGGTGATCCTCGAGGATCACTTCGACGACATCGAGCAGTTCCTGGCCTACCGGGGCTCGATGCTCGACACGCTCGCCCTGGAGTTGAACGCGAAGCAGATCGCCAAGGGCTCGATGAGCTTCGTGGCCGCCGGCGGGCAGCGGGCCGCGGTTACGCTCGGCACCGGCGCGCATGTGGCGGCACCGACCAACGAAGTCTTCAACTGCTCGGCCAACGTGGGCTCGCTCACCGAAGGCGGCTCGGCTCTGGCAACCGCATTGCAAGCGATCCGGCTCAACCTGAACAACAAGATCCAAGCCAGGCCGGCGCTGGGATCGGCAACAGCGGTGAGTCTCCGCAAGGGCACTATCGGTCTTGGCGGCAACATTGACGCCTACTTCGAGGACGGCACGCTGTTCGACAAGTTCAAGAACCACACGGCGTCGTCGCTGTCCGTGAAGCTCACCGACGAAGATGGGAACTCGCTTTGGCTCACGGTTCCGGCGATCCGGTACACGGGCGAGGACGTTGCCCCGCAGGCCAAGGACCAGGACGTGATGGAGAAGCTCGAGTTCATGGCCGCCCGCGACACGACCACGGACTGCATGATCCAGATCGAGGAGTTGGCGGCATAGGAGGTCAACGGACGTCGGCGAGGTGGAAGTGTGCTGTTGAGTCGATTGGCGGAGCCGGCGGCGGGGCGCGTGGTGGCAACGCTGCGCGCCCCGTATTGTTTGGAGGCAAAATGGGAGGTGGATCGTGGACTTGAGCGAGCTGCACATCGACACGCAGCGGGCCGAGGAGGGGGTCTGGCAGAAGTACGGTGACGGGGAACTGCACGTCGCCAGGATCGATAGCCCGGCATGGCGCAAGCGCCGGGCGGAACTGCTCGTCGAACGCCGGGACGAACTGCGCAAGGCCACGGACGCCGGCGACGACGCGCGCCACCAGGAGATCATCGCCGAGATTCACACCAAGCTCCTGGCCGAAATCTGCCTCAAGGGCTGGAAGAACATCCGATACAAGGACCGGCAACTCGAGTTTGCTCCGGCCCTGGCCGAGCGGTTGATGACGGAGATCCCGCTCTTTCGCGACGAGGTCTGGGATCGGGCCGTGCGTCTGGCGCCCTACAAGCTCGAACTCGACGAGGGCGCCCTGGGAAACTTACTCGGTTCCTCCAATGGAAAATCCGTTGGGGGAAGCACGAAGCGTGGCTCGAAGAGCTCAACCTCCGACCATACCGCGAACGTCCACGACTCTACGCCGAGCTAGGCGCATTTTGGGAGGCATTCGAGGCGTGCTCGCATGGACGGACATCGATGGGGGCCTGGGGACCGGAGATCAGGTCGATCCCGCTCGGCGAGATCGTGGCCTATTGCGATCTGCTCCGCATCGAGGATCCCGACCACAGAGACGCCATCCGTGCTGCGGTGCAGGCGATTGATGCCGAGTTCCTATCGCTGATCGGAAAGAAGAAAGATGCCTGATCTGGCAGAACTCACTGTTGTCGTCGGCGATCGTGGCATCGAACCGACCACAGCGAAGCTCGGGGGCCTCCAGGGGGCGTTCGGACGTGTGCAGGCCTCGCTGATTACCTTCAACCAGACCCTCGACGTGATGAGCCGGCTCATGCGTGGGGCCAGCACTGTCACTGACAGCATCGTCGGTCCCGCGATCCGCTTCGAGAGTGCGTTCGCCGGCGTGCGAAAGACCGTAAATGCCAGCGACGCGGAGTTGGCGCGTCTGAGCGCATCTATCCGCCGGATGGCCGAGGAGGATTTGCCGGCGTCCACCACGGAGATCGCCGCTGTTGCCGAGGCCGCCGGACAGCTCGGCGTCGAGACCGCCAACATCGAAAAGTTCACCAAGACGATGATCCAGTTGGGGACCGCGACGAACCTGAGTAGCCAGGCAGCCGCAGACGGGTTCGCACGATTCACCAACATCACCCAACTCCCGAAGGATCGGATCGATCAGCTCGGGTCCGCAGTTGTAGCCCTGGGAAACTCCTCGGCTGCCACTGAGGCTGAAATTCTCGCAATGGGGACCAGACTGGCCGGCGCTGGTCGGATCGTCGGACTGGCTGATGCCGAGATCATGGCGATGGCGGCCTCCCTCGCGAGTGTCGGGGTCGAGGCCGAGGCTGGCGGTACGGCGTTCTCTCGAGTCTTCATCGAGATTGCCAAGGCAGTCGACAGGGGTGGGAAGAAACTCGACACGTTCTCCCAGCTTGCCGGCATGACGACCAAGCAGTTCAAGGAGGAGTTTGAGACCAACGCCGGCGGCGCCATCGTTGCCTTTGTGGAGGGTCTCGGCCAGGCCGAAAAGCAGGGACGATCGACCTTTGGGGTTCTCGACGAGCTCAGCATGTCGGATGCCCGGCTCCGCATGAGCCTGCTCAACGCGGCCAACGCCGGCGACCTGATGCGGCAGTACCTCGAGCTCGGGAACCGTGCCTTCAGGGAGAATACGGCCCTTACCAAGGAGGCCGGCCAGCGGTACTCGACGACGGAGAGCCAGCTCCAGTTGCTGCGGAACCAGGTCGTCGGGATCGCCACCGACGCGGGCCTTGAGATGCTGCCGACCTTCGAGCGGATCATCAAGCAGACGCGCGACTGGATCCGCGAGAACGAGACGCTCCTCAAGCAGGATCTGAAGACATTCATGGAGGCCGGGGCGTCCGCGGCGAGCAAACTGGTGCCGGAACTCCAGTCGGTCGTCGAAAGCGCCACGACGCTCGTGAACCTGCTCGACAAGGTGCCTGCGGAGATCCTGGAGATCGGCGTGGCTGGCGCGTTGTTCTTCGGCAAGAAAGGCGCCGCAGCGATCGTCGGCGGGGCCGCGGCACTCCAGGCCGGCATGCGGATCGCAGAAGAGTCGGTGAAGGAGCAGTTCCGGCAGGAAGAGCGCGAGAATCTGACCGGTCCGTTCATTGCGGACTTCCGCAGCCGAAACATGGGGATCGGGCCTTCCAAGTACCAGATCGACGAGTACAGCCGGAGGAACGACGTCGAGGCGAAGGCAAGGGAGGCGGCCGAGAAGCGATGGCAGGACTTCCGCGCCTGGTCGCGTATTCGCAGTACGCAGGGGGACGAGGCAGCGGCCAATTACGCCACTGGAATCACACCCGGCGACGCCGCCAACCGGGCCAGAGGCTACTTCCAGGAGGAGCTCGACAAAGCCGCGGCCGAGATGCCGAACAATCTAGCTGCTTGGGAGGCGTGGGACCAGCAGCTTGTCCTAATTGAGGACGACTTGGGCCGCATCATCGGTGCGGTAGGTGGGGTGGCCGGCGCTGGCACCGACATGGAGCGCACATTGGCGCCGACATTGAAACGGCTGTCCGACGCCGGGAAAGTGCCTCCGATACAGGGAGGCGTTGACGACGACGAACGTATCGCAAACCTTGAGGCGCAGGCAGCGATCCTCGACCACAACGCCGAGATGCGCCAGCGCGATCTCGATCTGGCCAGGGAGAGTAAAGCAACACTGCGGGATCAACTCAGCATCGCCGCGGAGGTCGACTCTCTGCGTCTCCAGGCCCTGGAGAAACAGCGGGAGGGGCTCGTCGTTGCCAGTCAGGATGTCGAGCTTAACGGAAAGTCCACAGCCGAAATTCAGGGCAAAATCGATCTCACCGATCTGCAGATCAAGTACCTGCAAACCGCCGGCGACGCCACGCGCGAATTGACTGCCGAGTGGGCTAGAGCGGCAAGCGAGATGGAGGCGGCCTCCGATCCACTCACGGAGTACAAACGCCAGATCGAAGCCCTCCATGAATTGGCATCTATGCAGGGCCTCTCGCAAGGAGCCGTGGACCAACACGAGCGGATCCTGCGCCAGCAGATACTCGGCGTCAGGCGCTACGAGGACTCGGTCACGGAGGTGGTTGACTCGATCGCCATAGTCCGCGCCCTGGCCTCAGAGGGGATCCTCAGTCCCGAGGATGCGGAAGAGCAGATCCGTGCGCTCCGGCAATCGGCCCTCGGCCTGGAGCTCTACAATGACTCGCTCGACAAAACGATGCTCACGATCGACCGGCTCCAAAAGTACGGGCCGGCATTTGGCATCAGCGCGGCGGATCTCGACGAGACAACGCGCGCACTCAAGAACCAGGCGTTGGGCATCAGGGACTATCGCGACGACCTGGCCGACTTTGCCGTGCTCAAGGAACGACTGGGGAAGGCTCGTGCAGAGGGGGGAATCGACGAAACCTCCTACGACATCAACGTCAACCGGGCTCGCATGGAGCAGGACACGATGGAGGGGGCAGTTGCCCGTGCCGAGTCCAATCTGCGCCAGGGGATCTCCTCGACGCTCAAGTCCGCCTTCATGGGCGAGGATCTGGACTGGAAGGAGATCGCCTTCAAGCTGGTCCAGTCGTTTTCCGACGCCATTGCCGAGCAGAGCGCCGACATGCTGACAGACGCGATCTTCGGGCCGCTCCTCGGGACCAGCAAGGGAAACCAAGGGCGGCTCTCATCGCTGCTGGGCGGCGCCGCGGGAGCGGCCGTAGCACCAGCCGGCGGCATTGGATCAATGGGCGCCTTGAGCCGGACCGACATCGCGACGGCGAGCAAGTACGGAGTCACGATCGAGGGTGCCCCCGACTTCAGCGACGCCGAGAACGCGGCCGTGACGCAGGCCGAGAGCGTCGGCAATGCGTTTCTGGACGTGGCCGGCATGGTCGGCCAGGGGTTCATGGGGATCCTCAACGGACTCGACAACCTGCTTCTCCATATCTTGACAGTCGGGCAGGCCGGAGGCGGAGGCGGCGGGCTGATCGGGAGCCTCCTGGGTGCTGTGGTCCCTGCCCTTGCTGCAGGCGCTTCAGGCTACTTCGCGCCTGCGTCGGAAACCGGAGCCGGATCCTGGGGCTCGTGGATGAGCGGAGCCATGGGCGAGCTGCATCGCGGCGGGCTCGTCCGTCGCTTTCACGACGGCGGCCTGATCGAGGATCACTTCGTAGGCCCTGGGCTGCGCCGGTATCACGACGGGCTCCCGGGCATCCAGGCATTCGGCCGCCTTCAGCCCAACGAGGTCCCAGCCATTCTCGAAGCCGGTGAGCTCGTCATCCCGAAACGCCTGACGCGCGAGTTCGCGGAGATCTTCGAGCAGAAGACTGCGCGTCGTTACCACGAGGGCGGCTTGGTGGCCGAGCAGCCGCGTCCGCTGACGCCCGTGGATCTGCAGGCGTTCACATCGCCGACCCGCCCCTCGGATCGATCAGACCGTGAGCCGACGGCCAAGACGGGCAGCCGCGAGACGGTGCAGAACATCACCATGCCGCTCTCGCTGGTCGTGCAGTCGATCGACCCGACGCAGGCCACAGCGCAGATCATGCGCAACGAGCAGGTCATCCTGAACATGGTGCACCGCAACCTGAAGCGCGGCGGCGCCCTGGCCCGGGCGACGGAGATCAGGAGGTAGTCGTGTCCACCCCCGTGCTACCGACCTCGCCGGCGCCGAGTGATGCGCGCATCTGGTACGAGGCATTCGGAGCCCAGCATCGTTCCCCACTCACCGGCGCCGAGCAGCGCATGCGCCGTTGGGGCATGTGGCGCGCCATCTTCAACTGGGAGAACATCGAGCACACCGCAGTCGGCGAACTCGAAGCGTTCTTCAACTCCCGCGGCATCGACGAAGAGTTCTTGATCAGCAACCCCGTGCGCATGATGCCGAGAGCTCGGATCGGTGGCGCTGGGCGTGATGGCAGCGGGCACTGGGCGTACGGGTCGTATGCGCCCGAGGTCAAGGGGGCGAGTCAGACGGGGCGCTCGCTCATCACGGACGGGTGGCCGGCCTCGACGCTCATCTTCAGCAAGGGCGACCTGATCCAACTCGAGGACACTGGGGAAGTCTATCAGGCCACCGCGGACGAGACATCGAGCGCGGGCGGAGAATGCACCATTGACCTCGGCCAGTACATCCGCACTTCTCCTGCCGACAACGAGGACGTCATTATCAACCCCGCCCAGTTCCTCGTCCGTCTCGACCGTCCCGCCACAATCGCCATCATCCCGCCGTCGATCTACTCGATCAGCGCGGAGATGTCGGAGAGCTTCTGATGCCGCGCGACATGACAGTGGCAGCCCAGACGGCCGCTGCGGCAACCCAGGGGACGGCGATGGCCTACCTGGCCCAGCTCCTGTTCGGGTCCACCGTCAAGGAGTACAGCGTCACGGGTGCGGGCACCGCTGGCGACATCAAGTTCGAGCCCCAGGGCAACGGCACCACATCGCTCGTGAGCTGCGCGACGGGCGGCCTCTGGCGCTTCTCTGAGGGCCAGAGCCTCGTGGTTGCCGGCTCTGACTCTAACGACGCCACATACAAGATCAGCCGCGTCATCGACGACTACAAGCTCGTCGTCGAGGGCGTGATGACGCTCGAAGACGAGTCGGACGCCGTGCTCACAGTGGCAGATCTCGCCGACACCGCCATCTGGTGGTTTGCAAAGGGCTGGTACGATTACACGGTGGTCCAGGAGCGGATCTGGGTGGAGACCTCGATCGACGAGGGGCGCAACTGGTCGCGCTGCTACATCGGAAAGCCAATCCCCGGCATCCAGGGCGGCGAGTCATACGACAATCGAAAGCTCTTGATGCGCCAGGTGTGGATGGGTCTCCCGCTGGGCGTCGAAGACCTGAAGCTGCAGAGCGTTACTGTAACGGTCAACTACGAGTCCGGGACCGCGGTCACTAGGACCGAGAACACCGACGCCGAATGGAACGCCGGCTCGATGTACGGCCTACACGTCGAGGGGAATACCGTCTGGCCATCGATGGCGCCAGCGCTCAACTTCCCGGCATCCGGCTCCGAGCCGGCCGGACTGCTCGCGGCCAATCCGGTATTGGGAACCTCTCCAGACTATACCCCGGGCAAACTCTGTTTGTCGTGGGGCACCCTGGTCATGTCGGGAGTGATCAAGAACCTCGAATGGGCCACGGGCTATACCTACGGTTTCGCTTGGGATCCTAGCGTGGATCGAACGACCCAGAAGAGCAGGGCTGGCTTTGCCGTTGAGCTGCGGATCCGCACGGGCAGCGACGTCAGCTCCACGCAGATGCTCTTCGGGTGGAAGACCGACCCAATGCCAGCACCTGGCTATAAAGGATACTTCAGCGGGCAATACCGTGGCGTGCAGGCATGGATCCAGAACGGGAAGATATACGTCTTCCCGTCCGGAGGGGGGAAGCTCGTGTACACAGTCGGAGCCCCAACGATCTCGACTCCGATTCTTTTCACGCGCGAGATTTTAGAGGCCGCCAAGGACTACCACATCATCATCAGCTTCAACGGCTACGGGATGATCCGGATCTATGTGAACGGAATCACCGTCGGCGTGTTCGTATTGGAGACCAGCTACGAGTTTCACGACGCACATCTTCCTATCATGCTTGGCCCCGGTGGCATCATTTGGGTCAACAAGCTTTTTCTCGAAGACTCGAATCTCGTTGGCGGGCACGTCCTACATACCAGCGGGCAGTTCTACGTCGGATGCAATCCCCTGAACGTGGGCCCGGAAGGCGTCCCAATAACACAGTCATACTTTCGCGGCACACTCATTTCGCTGCGGCTCTGGGCGAAGTCAATGCCGCTCGGGGATGTCCAGCGGATCACCGGCCGCGACCTGACTGCAAGCGAGATTGCTGCGGCCGCTGACTCTGGTGCGGGCAATGATGATGATCCGGGCCTGCGCGCCTGTTGGCAGAACCTGACAGGTGGGACTGAGAAGAAGGAAGATCTCGCCAATTCCGGGGTCCCGCTGCATGTCTCTGGCAATACCATGGAGACCACCTACAGCCGAGGCTGGCAGGGCGTGTCTCGGCGCGTGCGGCTTGCCCGCAGTGACGGGACGCAGGTTGATGGTTACTACCAGATCCCGACGCGTCGATCACCAGCGCTGAGCCTGTCCTCGACGGGTAACGCCGTCTACGTGACCAACGCGCCATTCAACATCACCTGGGATGGCAACACCTACCTTGGTGTCGGTGAGTTTGCCATGGTTGAGGAGGTCCAGGAGACGGCCCGGCCAGAGGCGATGGGCATCAGGCTCTCCCTTTCCGGTGTTGATGCTGCCAACATCGGCCTCGCCCTCCAGCAGAAATACCACGGGCGGCCATGCAACCTCTACGTCGTCT